GATATCTCCGATATTGCTGACCAACAAAAGGCAATATACAATGAATTATCTGAGATTGAACAAGCCATTAGATTAGATGGTCATCCAAGTTTAGTTGCACCAGAAACTGCTAAGATTGGGTCAGGTGCTGGTAGTATCATTTATATGTCTGAAACAATGGATCCAGGACTTAAACCTTATTTGTTAGACCATGGTAGTGCAAGCATTGATGGTATATGGAATTCAATTAAGAACAGAATTGATTCAATTGACAAGATGGCAAATACTGGTGCAGTCCGTGCATCACAATCATCTACATTATCTGGTGTAGCAATGCAAACTGAATTCCAGTTATTGAATGCTAAACTATCAGAAAAGTCAGATAATTTAGAACTTGCTGAAGAACAGATATGGAAATTATGGGCAGAATATCAAGGATATACTTGGGATGGTGAGATTGAATATCCTGGTAGTTTTGCGATACATGATACCATGAATGAGTTCACCAGTTTACAAGTAGCCAAATCAGCCGCCAGTACACCTGAAGCATTGGCATTGATTGATTTAAGAATTCGTCAATTACTAGAAGACCCAAGACTTGAAAATGAAATTGAAGAACCAAGTGAGTTGGCTCAATATCAAGTTGAAATGGCAGTATTGGCAAATACAGCAGTAATAGCATCATCGGTAATTCCACCACAACCAGAAGAACTAGACTAGGAGTATCATCATGGCTAAACAAACAAAGTTAATTAAAGGTTATAGTGCCAAAACAATTGGTAAAAACATTGGATATGAATTAAAAAAACATCCAAGCATGAGCCATGCTCAAGCAATTGCCATTTCTTTATCAACTGCTAGAACAGCAGCACCAAAGAAAATGAAAGCCAAATTTACTAAAAAGAAGTAATTTATGCCAGTACATAAAGTTACCAAAAAAGGTAAAGTAGGTTATCAATGGGGTACAAGTGGTAAAGTCTATTGGGGTTATGCTGCAGCACAAAAAGCATCAGCACAAGGCAGAGCCATTTATGCATCAGGATACAAAAAGAAATGAATGAAGATTTTATGACAGCAAAGTGGCGACCAATGATGGCAATATCATATATGGTTGTCTGCTTATTTGATTTCATATTTGGACCAATGCTGTATAACATATTGCAATATCTTGACCCCGGTGAACAAGTAACCATGTGGCAAGCAATAACCTTACAAGGTGGTGGATTATACCACCTTAGTATGGGTGCTATTATTGGGATATCTGCACATGGTAGGACATTGGAAAAATTAAAAGATACTGGCACAAGTAATTAAAAATTTACTTAAAGTGCTAAATAGAAATGTAACTTAACAACTCCATGGAGAGGCAGCGCGATATGAGCGATAAACAAATCATAGCAGGTCAAGATGTTACTGACGCAGACCAAACTACTAGTCAGGTAAAAGAAAGCAAGATGTATACTCAAGAAGAGTTTGATAGTCATATGGCAGGACTAAAATCTAGTCTAACAAAGAAACTATTAAAGCCATACGAAGACTTGGGTGACCCTACTGAGTTAAGAGCATTAAAAGAGGCACACTTAAAAACTGTTCAAGAGGAGCAGTTAAAGCGTGGTGAATTTGAAACTATTTTACAAGATCTTGCAAGTAAAAAAGATTCTGAAATATCTAAACGAGATAAAATCATTGAGCAGTTTAAACTAGAACAACCACTATTACAATATGCTTCCGAGTTCAAGGCTATTAATGCAGAACAAGTTAAGCAATTGTTAAGAAATAATGTTCGTTTAAATGGTGAAGGTGAAGTAGAAGTAATTGATAGCAAAGGTACAGTTAGATACAATGAAAGTGGTCAAGCAATCCAGGTCAAAGATTTGGTCAAAGATTTCCTTGATTCTAATCCCCACTTCCAATCTGCTACTCCTGCTACTGTTAATTCTAGTCATTCATTAAAGACTGACAATGCTAAAATTGATTTATCAAAATTAGATATGAAAAACCCTGAACATAGAAAATTATATGCCCAAGCAATGGGTAAACAAAATTAATAAAGGAATATAAAAATGTCTAATAATACAACTGCTATAAACAGCGAATTAATTGCAACCTTAGTTGGTGCTGCACAATATCAAGCGTATGAAACTTCGATTGCTCGTAGTTTAGTACAAGTATTTGACTTACCTGTTGGTGCTGGTAAAACAGTTTCAGTTCCAGTATATGCATCAATCACTGCACAATCAATCAGTGATGAATCTGCTGCAACAAGTCTTGCAACTAACACAACTGCTGCATCAATCACATTATCAGAACATGTTGTTTATCACTCAATCACAAATATGTTGCGTGATTCTGCTGCATCTGATGTATTTGCACAATTAGGTGATCAATCAGGTCGTGCTATTGCTGAAGCAATCGATGCACAAGTATTTGCACAATTCACTAACTTAAGTGGTGCAACAACTGCTGCTGAATTAACAGTAGATCGTATTTTGAAAGCGGCTGCTACATTGCGTTCACGCAAATTGACTGGTCCTTTCTATGCTGTAGTAAGTCCACTTGCTGCATATAACTTGAAAAAAGAATTGACAAATGCTGGTGGTACAATTGCTGCATTATCTGGTGTAGGTAACCAAGTATTAGCATCTGCATTCGTAGGTACTGTTGCTGGTGTTAACATCATTGAATCTGCATTAGTTCCAGTTGATGGCGTTAACGCAATCTGTGGTGTATTTGCTCCTTCTGCATTAGGTCATGCAATGCGTGGAACAATTGATTTACAAACACAATATATTGCTGCTAGTCGTGCAACTGACTTAGTATTAACTGGTGTTGCTGGTGCAGGTACATTAAATGCAAACCACGGTATTGTATTAGTATCTAATAACGAACTTTAAGGATTAGATAGATGGCTTTCATAATCACCAACAGTACGGTATTGAGTTTTGCTGAATATCAAGATGTAGTTGACATGGATCAACGCCTTTTTGATGAAAATGAAGGTCTATCTGATGAAGTTATCGAAGATATTTTAATCAGAAGTACAGAAAGAATCCTGTCACTACTGAAAAATACAGTTTGGTATAGAACATTGGCACTCTCAATGGGTGCCAATGCTCAATTAATACCAAATCTTGACCCAAATAAAATTATCAGTCGTAAAAATGATTTTAAAGACCTTTGTGTCTATTATGCATTATATGAATATATCTTTCCAAAAATTGCTGATTTCGGTACCGAATCAAATGCTGAAGTAATGAAAATACATTTCTATAAAGAAAAGTTTACTTCATTGTTAGATGAATTACAACTCAACAGTGATTGGTATGATTATGATAACAATGGTTCAATAAGTGTCCAGGAATTTAAACCAATTCCAACAAATTACCAGAGGATTAGATAATGCGTGACGAATTACTCGCTTATTTAAAATCTCAAAAACTTGGAACAGTTTCTGTAACTGATGAATTACCATACGATAAAGATGGTAATGCATTATATCTTAAGAACTTTAAAAAAATCTATGTGGGTAAAGATAATTCATCACAATCGCCTCTGATTAATACATTAGATGGCGGTAGTATCGTTGAACAAGTTATTACAACAAATGTTTGGTTAACATTAGATGCTAAGACTTCATTAGTAAATTACCACACTATTATTGCGTTATTAAGAGATGCAAGACATATTGACAATCGGTTTCAAGACCGTACTGTTGATGTGAGTGAAACATATCAAGGTGATGCAATGGTAACTGAAGTTAAATTCAGTCTTAAAGAAATAATTACAATATAAGGAATAACAATGTCATACATTAATCCATCAGTATCAAATCCTGTTGTTATCACATTATCAACAGGGGTAAGTGGTAACTTAACAGTTCCTGCTTTACAAAATGTCACAGTAAACAATGCAAACGATGTATTCACCTGGAGTCAATTAGATTCAGGTAGTAAATTACAAGTTGCAACTTTGTCTACTAACTCAATTGCATGTAACATGGTACTTGACCCAACTGCTTTCTTTGGTAGCAATGTTGCAACTGCAAATAGTGCTGCTAACTTAGGTTTATTTGGTTTATCATCAAACAAAACATTGACTTCATTCACTGTTAACTTAGGTGCAAAAACCATTAGTGGTAACTGCTATATCACAGGTTTGGCACCAACTGTTTCTGCTGATAGTCCTGTTTGGGTATCACCAGTAACATTCACTGTATCTGGTGAATATAAAACTGCTTAATTAAGTATTAAGATAGTATGGTAATAATGGGGGCAATTGCTCCCATTTTACTTTATAGCATAAATAACTATGTTACTAAGGATGGACAGATGTTAGATACAAAAACAGATGAAGAGTTATTACTTAGTTTGATTGCTGAAATAGCAAAAGCAACAAACGAACTTAAATGTACCAAAAGAGATGTTGAGAAAGCATCAAACAGATTACAATTTGCATTAATGGTAATCAATACAATGATTGAAAGACAGGAGATATAAAGATGGATTTAATTAAATTAGCGTCAACCCCCCAATTAGTTAAAGTTGCAATTGATGATGAAGACACCATTGCTGAATTTGGTGAAGCATTAGAATTTTATGTACATGATCGTCAAGACATGGACAAGTTTGTTAAGTTAGCAACTTTAGACTACACAAATTTCGCATCAGTTGGTGATGTTGTAAAAGACATGATACTCGATGCAGAAGGTAACCATATTTTAAAAGATGGTAATACCTTGCCAACACCTATCCTTATGAAAGCAATTACCCAGGTGATAGAAATCTTGGGAAAGTCCGTATCTCCGATTGGTCAGAAACAGACAAAGAATTCCAAATGATGTTAATGTTAGACTCAGTTGCCCAACGATATGGTATCTTACCTAGTAAGTTATTAAAAGAAGGGTCGAGTCTGGACATAGTGATTGCGGATGCAGCACAAGGATATCTAAACCAAAAACAACTAGAGGCAGAGGCTATTAGAAATGGGCAACCATACATAAAGCCTGCACCTAAACTTTCAGAAGAAGAAATGATGGCAATGATTAACAAAGTTAATAGGTAACAATTATAAGGAATTTCTATGACGATAAAATTAATTAAAGATGAAATCACAGCAGACCTTGCTAGAATTCAAAGAGAATTACAATTATATCCTCAAGAAGTTTTGACCAAATTGAAATCTGAAACTCCTGTTAAATCTGGTCGTGCCAGAAGAAGCACTACTTTAGAAAATAATAAACTAATTCGTTTAGACTACCCGTATTTCGATAAGTTGAATCATGGTTCTAGCAAACAGGCTAAGGATGGCATGACCAACCCACTCGATAAATGGGTAGTTTTGCGTGTCAAGAAAATTTTTGGGAAATAGCCATGGCAACACAATCATATAACATTACCGTTGATGTATCTCAAGCATTACGCTCAGTTAATCAATTAAGAGCAAGTTTACAATCATTGCAAAGTGTTGCAAGTATTATTAATCCACAAGTTAATACTACACAAGCAACTAGAGCAATTGCACAACTAACATCAGCAATGACTGCTGCACAACGCAGTATGTCAACACCAACAGATATTAGTATCAATACTACAGCAGCACAACGGTCAATTACTCAATTAACTACCAGTCTAGCAAATGCTCGTAGACAAATGAGTGCTGGTATCACTGCACCAACTGTTAGTGGTGGTACACCTAGTTCTAGTGGTGGTGGTACAAGTCCTACAACTGCACCAAGAATTGATACATCTGGATTAGAAAAATCAATGTCTGGTGTAAGTTCTGCAATGAGTGGACTTAAAGCAGTATTAACCACATTAGTAACAGTAGAAACTGTAAGTCAATTTAATAAGATTAATGACTCAATGATTAACCTTGAAAACAGATTCAAGTTAGTCGCAAGAGAAGGTCAAACTGGTGCTGATGTAATGAAAATCATTGCATCAACTGCCATAAGTCTAGGTGCACCATTAAAAGATGTGGGTGATTTGTTTGCTAAAGTTGCATTAGCCACAAATGAAATGGGGTTATCTCAGTCAACACAGTTAAAAGTTACTGAAAACCTAATGAAAGCATTTATGGCTAGTGGTACAAGTGCTGCTGAGGCAAGTGGTGCGGTAACTCAGTTTGCTCAGGCATTATCATCAGGTACATTAAGAGGTGATGAACTTAATTCAGTATTGGAAGGCGCACCAATGGTTGCCCAAGCCATTGCTGATAAGTTAGGTGTAACGAAAGGTGCATTGAAATCATTAGGTGAGCAAGGACAATTATCTGCTGGTATGGTAATTGAGGCTGTTGCTAACATGAGTGACAGCATGACCGGGTTCAATGATAGAACTGCCACAGTTGGTAATGCATTTAACAATTTAGAATCTGTTGTGGCATTAACTGCATCAGCATTTGATAAGCAAACTGGCACATCAAAAGCATTCCAATATGTAATTAATGAAGTTGCAATTGCAATTTATAATGCCAAAGATTCATTTGCTACATGGGGTAAATGGATTGCCTATGTAGGTGAAGCATTCCTATTAATATATGCACCATTGCGACTTTTAAGAGGTACTGTTGCTATAGTAACTGGAGCAATAGAATCATGGGGCGCGGCAACTGCGGCAACAGTTGCCACTGTTGGTGAGGCTGGTACTGCTCTTGGTAAATTTGGAAATTGGCTCCGTTCATTAATGACATGGATTACTGGAGGTGTAACTAACATTTTCGGATTAATAGCATCATTTCTAGGATTGAGTGCAGTCATTGAAGAAATGGCTGGTTGGTTTGGTTTTGTTAATGGTTCAGCCGAAAATCTAACAAAAGCAATGGCTAACCAAGAAACTGCAGTTGGTACTTTAGCAAATCAACAAAAAGAACTTGCTAAGATATTCGGTGATGGTGCAAAAGCATCAGATGAAGCAGGTAAAGCAAGTGATAAGAAAACAGCCACTGACATAACAAATGCCGCAGCCACAAAGAAAGCATTAGATGAATTGAAGAAAGGTTATGATGATTATAACAGAAGTCTTCAAGAACAAACTGCTACAGTGGGGATGGGTGCACAAGAGAAAGATGCATACCAGGGAAAACTTGCC